TTATATTTTCCAATAGCTTCTGCAAACATAGATCTAATTTTAGGATAATCTGTTAAATTAGTACCATCTGGAGCATAATAAATAGATGTTCTAAGATCAAATCCACTATCAAATAACATTTGTTTACCTTTACTGTAATCAAGACTAACGCCAGCAGGTATAAATCCTCTATAAATTCTAGTTAAGAAATCATAAGGTTTAAGAGGTCTTCCAGTTAATATATCATATTTTATAGGAAGTTCTTCTTCTCCAGCTAATTGTTCTGTTATAAGGTTTCTATTTCTTATAGCATCGAATATACCAGAGTTTAATTCTCTTTGATATGGGGTGAATATTTTACCTAATTCATTTCTTAGACCAGCTAAAGGAACTTGGTTATTAAGTAATCCTGCAGCTACTCTTCCAGCTTGACCAGGTTTACCAGAGAATAGATCTACAAACTGTTGCATACCAGCAAGATATGACTTACCAGTAATACCTTGAGCAACAAGGAAGGACATCTTAAGTAGATTCTGTTCTGTCCATTCGTTACCCATCAATTCACTAGCATCTCCAATATCTGCAATTGTAGCTAATATATTATTAAATGGTTCGAATGATTCATAATCTACCCATACTTCTCCTAACTTAATTTGCCTTGGTCTCCAACCTGCATCTATCCATACCTGTCGTTTCTGTCTATCAATAGGTCCATTACCTGTCATATTACCAGACATCCAACTCCATGAAGCCATACTGATAAGACCAGAACCCATAGCTAAACGACCTGTTTGTAAGGCTTTAGCATTATTCAATTCTTCAATTGTATTGATACCGTACTTGGCTACAGAATCTAACGTACCTTGATTAGCTCTAGCAATATCATTAAATTCTCTAACTAAGAAGTTAAATCCTGGAGTATGTTTAGCAGTTAATTCTAACCCATTCACACCAGTTCTAGCAAAGTAAAAGAAAGGTCTAGCCCATGGATTAGCCTGGAATGCTTGGTTTAGTGTACCTGCAAATCCTGATAATTCCTTAGTAAGAGTTACTTCCTTACGTGCATATTGAGTAGCTTTATCTAAGATATCTCCATTTCCATCAAAGATTTCACTATAGAAATCATCTTCATAATACTTTATTAATTCTGGAGATATATCAACACTCTCTGATAGAAATCCTTTATCTTGAGCATCTAAAGCACTAAGCATAGCTTTCTCTCTAGCTTTAGCTCTACCTAAAATATATGTCATTGAATCATCAGTCGCAGCCATTATCTTAGTTGAGTAAGTTAGAAAGTTACTATCATTAGCAGCTCTAGCCATATTAGCTAATGCAAATGCTGCTTTGTCTCCTTCTGTAGCTCTTCCACTATCTTCTGCCCATCTTCTTAATATTTCCCAATTCTGATCATCTCTAGTATATTCTTGGAATCTAGTTTTAATTGTAGAGATATCACCAGACCAGTATCCATCTAATTTAGATCTGAATAACTGCCATGATTCAGGTATTGCTTGCATCATAGCATTCATAGAAGCTAATGCAGCCCTTGATGTACGTACATCTCCACGTAATGAAGCTCCTAATACAGTAGCCATAGGTCTTGCAAAGGTTGCAGTAGCAGTACCCATGATAGCCCTTAATGGAGTCTTAGGTCCACTAAGTATACTATGTACAGTTACACCTTGAAGTTCTCTTATAACAGCTCCTGTCTGAGCTTTACCTTCAATCTCTCCACCTCTTATCATCTTTCTAGCCCATGCATCAAAGTCATCTAGGCTATTAACTGTCTTCATTGAAGAGAAAGCTTCAAATAAAGCCATAAGTAATTCACCACCATCTTCTTTAGCGGATGCTATATCAAGTATAGTAGCAATAGATTCTCTTGTATCTTCCATTTCTTTAGATAGAGTCTGTTGTAAGAATTCTCTCTTTTTACCAGCCCCAATCTGTCTAAAGTTATCTGATTTAACAATTCTAGCTCTTCTAGTTTCAGTTAAAGCAGTTAACATGGTATCTACAATTTGTTCTGCAGGTCCATCAATAGATGTAAGATCAGTATAATTAGCTAATTCTCTACCAGCTATACCTAAATCTCTAACTTGTTGTAATAATGTACCTACAACTAAATCAGCAACAACTATATTTTTACTTGTAATAGTAGCTATTTCTTCTGGAGTACCTGAATCGTAAATATCAAAGGATTCTAATATTTCATTTAGATATTCTGTAGCTGGCATATCAGCAGCATTCCTACCACTAGTAATACGTTGATGTGCTGCAACTGCATCACCAAATACTTCAGCTAATCTTTGCCTACTTCCTCTAGTTTCTTCAATTATTCTTCTAAACTTGTCAGCACTTAATAGTTTTCTTAAAGTTTCTTCTACTAATTCTTCACTGACATCTGCCTCTCTTGCTATACGTTCTTTTTGTACAGCAGTAACTATATTACCAGCTGAACCATCTTCAGCACCCCATGTAGTTCTAATCTTCTTTTGATTCTCCCATACAATGAAAGGATCATCTTCAGATAACTTAGCTCCTTGTTCTGATTTAGCAAGAGGTGCGTTTTTAGTAGCACGAAATTCAGGAGATCTTAATTCAGCTAAACCTTGCTTTATATTCTGGTCATCAATAGAAGCTGCTCTGTTTGAAACTTTTGCTCTAGCAGCTTTACTACCTTTACCTAATAACATTGAGGCACCATCAAAGATAGCTCCTATACCCATACCTTCGACAACATTTTTCAGTTTCCACATTAAAGGATGTTCACCGTTTTTAGTGGATAAAGGTGTATCCATCCATCCATAACGATCTCTTAATGAGCCTAATGCATTGTGACCATCTGATTCTTTAGATATAATATCAGCTACAGCACCGATGCCTGCAGCCCTAATTAAACTATATCCAGCCATACCTGCAATAGAGGCAGGGGCTGAAATACCAGCCGCACTAGCTGCTGCTGTTATACCTGCAGCCATTGTACCAAAGTGAACGACTCCTCTTAAGAGTCCTCCCCACCATGTTTTAGTAATAATAGGATTAGCTTCATCTACAAAAGGTGTCCAATCTGGTGTATATGTACCTGTTTCATCTCGCTCATCTTTCATCGCACCTGATAACATATCTGCGGTACGTTCAGGGAAAGTAGCAATTGATGAAGCTGTATCTTGTAATCCGCCTGTTATAGCTGATCCTAATTCTTGAGCAACTCCTTTAAACCCACCTCCATCAGGTGCTTCTCTGGGATCACGCTGTTCAACTGAAGATTGTACTGATGCATCAACAGTTGCTTGTTCTTGTGCTCTTGCAGTATCTTGTTCTTCAAAGAAGTCTAGAGAAGCTCTTTGTAAATCGGTTAGAGCTTCTGTATCTAATTCATATTCGTTAGGTTCCATTACTTGCCACCCTTAGGTTTTCGTTTTGCTTTAACATTTGTGCTTTTATTTTACGTAACATGATGGCATTGTATCTTTCGTCTTTTACTCTAGTCAAAGTTAATGCTTCAGATTGCAGAGTTTGTAAATTTTCTTCACCAATAACCCTTTTTATACGATCATTAAAAGCGCGTGTCTGTAGAATACCCATATTCGAAAATGTTTCCAGTTGCTTTGCGGGTGTTTGAGCAAAGAAGTGTAAAAGATTCTTTTTAGTACCTACTTTACCATAATGTATATTTTCACTTGTTACCTTGTTCAAGCCAGGTATTAAAGCAAGTCTATCTATATCTTTGCGATTTTCTTCGAGTTTAGTATTGAAATTTGCAGGTAGCTCCAAATTAATACCTTCTTCTTTTAGAAGTAGTTCATAGAATTTTTGTTCTTTTGTCTCACGGCCTTTTAGTTTTTGCCCAGCTTTAGCTTGTAAATACTTGAATCTTCTAGAACCTAAAGCTTTTTTAACTACGTTACTATTATATATTTCTGATAAAAATTCTGTTGATGTACGAAGTTCTCCTTCACCACCATAATTGTTTAACAAGTTTGTAACGTCTAATCTAGCTCTAACTCTATAAGCCTCTCCTCCTTTAGCTTGAGGCCAGTCTGTTACTGGTTCTGAAAATACAATTCCTATTGGTGAATCTACACCTTTAGAACTCCACGGACCTACTGTGCTTCCATCAAATGGGTTATCTCCTGGTGAGTCTTGGAAAAGCCTTGCAGCAGCTATAGATGAATCTAGGTTTTGATACTGATTGGCTATTGGAATTACCTCTCCTTCTTTATCTATCGCCTGCCCTTTCTTATCATAAATAAAACCGGATCCCTGTTGTCCAAGTAATTGATTAAATAGAAGGTTTTCTTGGCGACTAACACCTCTAAGTTCCCGATATAGTGCCAATCCATTTAAACCACGTTTATTTCTATCTATTATATCTTTAAATGTCCAAAACAGCATATTAGTCTGAGTATCTTCACTGAATTCAGTATTTGTATCAAAGCCTAACTCTTGAAGTCTAAGAATTTGTTTAGTAGTAAACCCGTATATTCCCCAACGGACCTCTCGTACCTTTTTATTATCAGAAGCTATATCAAATATATCACCTACAGTTATTGGTTCTCCTTCTTCTTTTGGGATATGATCGCTTAGATTAGTATGTTCAGCCTTAGAACTTAAATTGAAGACTGTACCTACCTTAGCATTTACCATTCGAGATGATCTTGCTATAAGGCTTACATCAGCTGAACCTAATGTAGGTTCAAGATTTCCTTCTACAGTAGTACCTGGTCCAGTAAGATTAAGCTTACCTAAGCCCTCTATATTTTGTGAAGTATTTTTTGGATTAAAGTTCTTAATCACTTCTTTATTTATCTCACCTGATTTCGTTAAAGCCTCTTCTCTTCGTTTTACTAAATCTAAAGTTCCACCATACTTATAATTTGTTAATCTTGCTAACTCACTAAAATATGCTGGTATTATTCCATTTTTAATATATTGTAATACAGCTTGTTTTTCAGTTTCATCAACAGACGGTCCATCTAAGACACTCTCACCATCTACTCCTATCCGTTTATTTGTTTCTTGAGCTAATGCCCATTGAGTAGCTACTTCTTTTTTACCTGTTATATTTTTAGATGGAAGCCAGTTTTCTCTATTTTCTACAAATCTTCTTGTCGCATCAATTGCACTATCTCTTGCAGCATCTAGATTACCTTCATTGTTATTATATGCTTGTCTAAAAGCGTATTGATAATGCTCATTTGCACCTTTTCTTAGCCATCCTATATCTACCCTCAATGCTTTAGCCATGGCCTGCATTTCTGAGGAATTAATTAGTGATCCTATAATTCCTGTACTAGTCATGACATCCTCTTTTACAGCCGCAGACACGTAAGGAAATGCTTTTTTTATCTCATCATCAAATAGTACTCGATTGTTAGGATCAGCTAAATTTTGAACTTTATTAAAAGCTAATGTAACATTGCCATTCTCATAAGCTTCTATTGCACTGCTTAATATCTCATCATCGTTAAATTCATCTCTAGTGGTAAGAGTACTCATTAACTTTTGTTCCATCTCAAAAGTAGCTTTAAAATTAGTTGAGAAGAGGCCGTCTTTATTTTCATTTGCTTCTTGTATTACACCTTTAACAAATTCTCTTTGTTCATTCAAAGGCATAGGAACACCTCCCTTCCCATTCCACCAAGGATACTTCTCCTTCTTACGTCTGTCCATTATCGACTTAAGTCTTTCAAAATCTTGATTTACGATATCTCCATCGCTCGAACTTACTTTAGTTTTTAATCTAGGTATAGCTTTTGCTAGTATTGGAGCGACATCTTCTAAACTACAGTTTTCCTTGTCAGAACCTTTACAATAATAATCACCATTCAGCAGATTCTCTAAGGTACTCATAGTAGTATATCCAGGTTGAATACCCTCCTCTAGCTGCTTGATTATAACAGCTTGACCTTTCTCATGACTACCATATGTAGCTGCATAATTCGCCAAGATACCACTATCTGCAAATCCAATATCATTATTTTCACCAACTTTGCCACCACTAAGTGCAATTCCAACGTCACTACTATTAAGTTTCGTAAACAAATTCTCTAGCTTTAACGTTTTATTTGCTTTATCTAATTTGTTGAGTCGCTCTACCCCTTCATTAGCTGAAGTTAACTGCATAAAACTAGCAACAGGTGCTGCATACAGTATCCTAGCCATAGCAGGACTTACATTAGTACCTCCGCTTGTTATGAAATGTTCATTTGCAATCTCTCTTCTAATAGCTTCAGCTGCACTAATACCTAATTCGTCTGAGTAAAATCCTTCATCAATAGCTGTTTGAAGATCTACACCATCTGGGTATCTCGCATGTAAATCTGTTCCTGGTTTAAAACGAAATATAACTCCTGACGTTTTTACTTTTCTATAAACTTCAGGGAAACTTGAAGATATTGCACCAAGTGTTCTATTATCAGCAGTTTCAAGTCGTTGTATATCTGATGGTTTTAAAGCTTCTATCTTTTCTTCTAAGGAAGCATTTGGATCTATACCTAATGATGATAAATAATTTTCGTTTTTAGCATAAATTTTTGCTGCTTCTACTTGTTCATTAGGAGCACCTTTTAATGAGTTTAAATCGTTATAAATTGAGGTGCCTAATTCTTTGTTTGTTATTACATTATCACTCTGCCCTGACCACCACTCGTCATTCATTGCTTTCTTAATTCTATTTTCTTCAGCAGTGACGAAACTCTTCCTTACACCTGTAATGTCTGATACAAATTGCATTACATCAGTTACAGGTTCATTACGTTCCCTTAGTAATCCGACAGTTCTATCTGCCATGAAATTAGTTTTTATCTGCTGATTTGCAGCCATAGTCTCTGGAGAATCTACACTACGATCAACGTTGTAAACATCTGTTTCTACATTAGCTTTCCAATTACTAGAACTATTAACTGAATTAAATAGTTTTGTTAATAAATCGTTGTTTAATTTAGTCATGATGTTATTGTTAAGCCTGTTCTTAAAGGTCCTTCAGGTATATACTTACCTAGTGCTTCAAAATCTCCAGCTTCACTTAATCCAGTCTTAGCTCCAGCAAAACCTTTGGCTCCTGCTATACCTATTCTTGCAAGTCGCTTGAATGTACTTTCCTGTGGAATTAACTCAGCAGGCGGTGTTATACCTAATAATCTCTTATATCTATATGCTGCTTCGAATTCATTTTTCTGTTCTTTAATTTTTTGTGTTAAGAATGGGTGAGTATCTGTTAAATACTGCATCATTGGTAAGGATTTTTCATGTCTTTGTTGAGCTATTAAACGAGCTTTATTTAAACCTGATGTTTTCTGTCTTGATCCTGTTCCTTCATCTACTTTACCTTTTGTTAATTGTGTAATCTTAAGCTTTTCTATATCTTTAAATTTTTTCTTTTTAATCGCTTCAAAGCCAGACTTAAGATTATTTTTAGCTTTATTCTCTCTTGCGCCAGCAGACTGTTCTAAGAGACTGCTTTTTAACCAAGAAAATCTAGTATCAACTTGGTTGTCTAATGTAGCACTGTTCTTCTGATTCTGCTTGTTGATAGCTGCTTGTTTCTCTTCCGATAATGGATCATTAGAGGCTTCTAGTGCAGCTGAGCCTATTGCAATAGCAGTAGGTATTATTGGAAACATTTTATAAATTCGATAAATGTTAGATTATTTGGACCGTAAGTAATTTTTCTTAAAAATTTAAAGCCCAGAAATTTAAGTAGTTTTAAATGAACTTTATTTCGTTCATCAACAATATTATATAAGGATTCTTCTGGTCTACTATCTATAAATCGTTTTGCTTCTCTAGCAAAAGAGATTGGATAATCATGAATTACAGGTGTACATAGCATCCATATTGTTCCATCTGGTTCTACGCCAGCCATTCCAGCAGTCTTGCCGTTAGGCATCGTGAAATACACACAGGAGAGGTTCTGAGCAGCCCAAACTAGCTCTTCCATAGGATCTAGCCCGTGGCCCTCTTCGACCTCCCTACGGTCTTCTGGACGTAGATTAGAGGCCACCTCTTTGGCAGCCTCAATTGTTATTGGTTTGATTTCTACTTTAGGCACGTTTATAATATTTAGGTGAATAGTCTCCTTCCCAGCTCATGCCTCTTAAAGTAGCTGGTGCAGGGTGTGCGGATTTTATAGTTATATCTACGTTTTCATTTTTCTCATAGACAGGTATAGTCTTTATTTTTTCTGATAAATATGGAGGTGAGTTCGCATCATAAGCATCTTGATCTGTAGATTCATATGTATCAGTATAGTTTAGTTTACCTACTCTAGTTAAAGTAGTAGAGTACTTACCTATCTTACCAAACATTAATTTAATTCTATGTACTACAAGAGATGCATCTATATCATATGAAGTTGATTGTCCTACTTTCTTCTGTACGTAAATTCTAGGTATATCTATTTGGTAATCATATAGATATCCAATATATAAGTCAGTAATTAACTTTTGAATCCTATGGACTCCTGTACCTTGAGTAGCTATATTAACAGCAATACCACTACTTGCCTTCTCTGAAGTTTCAGCTAAAGCTATATTATGTTTAGAAGCTTTGATAATATAATAGATTTGACCATCCATATCTGTTGGTCCTGCAATCGTTGGTGATGTGCCTCCTGCTTTGAACCTTACTTTATCTCCAGTAGCTAACCCATGACCTGTATCTCCAGTAGTT